AGTCAGAAGTGCAAGTCACTATCGATCAACACTACGAGTATTCTCGTTTGATCGAAGACATCACTGACGTGCAAGCTCTGTCTTCACTCCGTCAGTTCTACACTTCCGATGCAGGTTATGCGCTTGCTAAGCAGGTTGACACTGACTTGTTTGCCCTTGGCAAATACCTTGGTGACGACAACGGTTCTGGTTCTGACTGGATTCACAGCAACTCATTCTACATGGATGCTTCTACAGGCCTCACAGCTTATGCGGTAGACACTGTAGTTCCTGCTGATGTCTTCTCAGACGCAGGCTTCCGTGCCGCTGTCAAGCAGTTAGATGACAACGATGTTCCTATGGACAATCGTTTCCTTGTTGTACCTCCTTCAGTCGTTCAGACTATTCGTGGTATCGACCGTTACAACTCATCTGATTTCGTATCAGGTCAGCCTGTATCAAATGGAAACATTGGATCACTGTACGGTATCCAAATCTATGTTTCTACTAACTGCCCTGTTACTGAAACAGCCGCTGAAAACGCCGCTACTGGTGGTGGCGAGTTGAAAGCAGGTATCTTAGGTCACAAAGACGCTATGGTATTTGCAGAGCAACTAGGTGTTCGCTCACAAACTCAGTACAAGCAAGAATACCTTGGTGACTTGTTCACTGCAGACACTCTCTACGGTGTCAAGGTACTCCGTCCTGAGTCAGCTTTGGCATTGGTCTTCAACGCCTAAGCAACCTAGGGGTCACATTCGTGGCCCCTTCCTTATTCTAAATACTGGAGATTTCAATGGCGATTTTTCGTGGTTCAGGTAGTGCATCATCAACATCAGATCAAGCTACAATTGATGAAGTAACTCAACAAGCTACTAATGCCGCTAGTTCGGCTACGTCTGCGGCATCTTCAGCGTCTTCTGCCGCAAGCTCTGCGTCGAGCGCATCAAGCTCCGCAAACACGGCAACTACACAAGCTTCTAATGCATCTACATCTGCAACATCAGCGGCTTCCTCAGCATCCTCTGCAAGTACGTCTGCAAGTAACGCTAGCACATCAGCTACTGCGGCGGCCTCAAGTGCCACTACAGCATCATCAGCAGAAACAGCGGCAACCACTGCTAAAACTGCGGCTGAAGCGGCACAGGTAGCGGCAGAGTCTGCTCAAACAGCGGCTGAGTCTGCTGAAACTGGTGCGGCATCCTCTGCATCTACAGCGTCTACAGCGGCAACGACAGCAACTACTGCGGCTACTACTGCAACAACTAAAGCATCTGAAGCATCTACATCTGCGGCTAATGCGGCTACATCAGAAACCAATGCCGCTACAAGCGAAACTAACGCCGCTACTTCAGCATCAAGTGCATCGACATCTGCAACTACTGCAACCACTAAGGCGGCAGAAGCTAGTACGTCTGCAACGAATGCGGCAACAAGTGAAACAAATGCGGCCACGAGTGAAACAAATGCGGCGACTAGCGCAAGCAACGCATCTACGTCAGAAACGAATGCAAGCAACTCAGCGACTGCGGCGGCTACTTCTGCAACGAACGCATCAACCTCTGAGACTAATGCTAGTAATTCTGCATCAGCGGCATCCACTTCAGCTACGAATGCAAGTAACTCCGCAACAGCGGCTCAGACTGCACAGACTGCCGCAGAAACAGCGTTAGATGCATTTGATGATCGTTACCTTGGTTCTAAGTCTTCTGCTCCTACAGTGGACAACGATGGTGATCCATTACTCACTGGTGCGCTTTACTATGATACGACAGCCAGTCAGCTATACATCTGGGATGGCTCTGCATGGGATCAGGCGGCTTTTAGTGTCTCTGGTGCTGTCACATCATTCAACACTCGCACAGGTGCTGTCACGCTGTCTAGCAGTGATGTTACCACTGCACTTGGGTATACACCTTCACAAGCCTCAGACATTACTACGGCGATTAACAATCTTGTCGACTCTGCTCCGGGAACATTGGATACACTCAATGAACTTGCGGCGGCTTTGGGTGACGATGCTAACTTTAGCGTTACGATCACAAACTCTTTAGCCACTAAGGCTCCTCTTGCGTCTCCTACGTTTACTGGCACAGTTACAATTCCCGGTGCTACTACCACAGGTGATATATCCTTTGGCGACAACGACAAAGCCATCTTTGGTGCGGGGTCGGATTTACAGATTTATCATGATGGGTCGCATAGCTACATTGAAGATAATGGTACTGGTAATCTTTACATTGATGCGGCTAATAGCGTAATACTCCGTGACCAAGCAAATGCAGACGCATGGTTTTTACGAGCCGAATCTGGAGCGCAAGTACAACTACACCATGCCGGGAGTAAAAAGTTAGAAACAACCTCCACAGGCATTGACGTAACAGGCACAGCAGTCACAGACGGCCTCACCGTAGCAGGCAACGTCAGCGTAGACGGCGGCACAATCAAACTGGATGGGAATTATCCGGTTGGTACGAATAACGTGGCGTTGGGTGATGCGGCATTGGATGCATTAACTTCAGGCGGTGATTACAACACAGCCCTTGGTCATGCCGCAATGACAGCGAATACATCAGGACAAAGAAACACTGCTGTTGGCCGTGAATCAATGGTATCAAATACGTCTGGCTCATATAATATTGCTCTTGGGATGGGGTCACTAAGTAATAATATTTCTGGAAATTCCAACACCGGACTAGGGTATAATACCTTAGCAAATAATACTGCCTCTAATAATGTGGCGGTTGGAAGTGAGGCACTTGTTACAAACACCACAGGTACAAACTTAGTTGCGGTAGGTGGAAGCGCACTTAGCTCCAACACGACTGGCGACAGAAATGTAGCGGTTGGTTATACTTCACTTGACGCAAACACCACAGGAGGAAGCAACACTACTGTTGGTGATGATTCTCTTGGGTCAAATACTACTGGAAATAACAACACTGCGCTTGGGACGTTTGCTCTTACCTCAAACACCACTAACTCCAACAACACCGCTGTTGGTTATGGCGCTCTTAACACAAGCACAGCCGATAACAACACTGCCGTTGGTTATCAAGCATTAATTCAAAATACCACAGCCGCAAACAACACCGCTGTTGGTTATCAGTCACTCTACACAAACACAACAGGTACAAACAACGTAGCGGTTGGCCGAAGCGCATCACGGCTTAGCGTAACTGGTACAAAAAATACCGCACTAGGAGACTTTGCTCTTTATTCAAATACTGCCTCCAACAACACTGCGGTTGGGGCTGATGCATTAGCGGCAAACACTTCAGGTACATATAACGTAGCTGTTGGAACCTATGCACTAGATGCAAACACCACTGCTTCTAGCAACACTGCTGTTGGTTATAATGCACTCACCGCAAACACCACAGGCAATTCGCTAACTGCTGTTGGGACAAGCGCACTAGATGCAAACACAACAGGAACAGATAACACAGCCGTTGGTTCTAATGCATTGGGTTCAAACACAAGTGGCGATGCAAACATTGCTATTGGAGCCGCTTCATTAAGAGACAACACCACAGCTAATAACAATATTGCGATTGGCTATACCGCAATGTTGTTAAATACCACTGGACAAGGTATTGCTATTGGCTCAGAGGCTCTGTACGCAAACACCACTGGCACAAACAACGTGGCTGTTGGTTTGAATTCAATGCGTCAAAACTCTACTGGTTCTGGAAACACAGCGGTTGGCAGGGCGGCACTTCAGCAGAACACAACTGCTTCTAACAATACTGCTGTTGGTTGGACAGCACTTCAATCAAACACCACAGGTACAGGCAATGCCGCACTTGGTCAGGGTGCATTAGCCGCAAACACCACAGCAAACTACAATGCCGCATTTGGTCGTGGTGCAATGGGTGCAAATACGACTGGTGCAAGTAACACTGCATTGGGCGATGGTGTTTTAGCGTCAAACACAACTGCATCTAATAACACGGGTGTTGGTTACCGTGCGCTTGTCGCAAACACCACCGGCGCTCAAAACACCGCTATTGGTAGACTTGCAGGAACGTCTAATACAACTGGTACAGGCAACAGTTTTCTTGGTCATGCGGCAGGACAATATGTAACAACAGGAAATAACAACACAATTGTTGGGCGTTATGACGGCAACCAAGACGGCCTCGACATTCGCACAGCATCTAATCGCATTGTCGTATCAGACGGTGATGGAAACATCGGGCTGTACATTGATGGGTCACAAGATGCTCATTTTGATGGGGATGTCATTGCTTACTCAACAACCATCTCTGACCGTAGACTCAAAGACGACATTGAAAACATCACAGATGCGCTAGACAAAGTAGACCAAATCAATGGTGTTACATTTGTACGCAAGAATAACGGTCAAGCATCTGCGGGTGTCATTGCTCAGGAAATCATGGAAGTGTTGCCTGAAGCAGTCAAAGAAAAGTCAATGCCTATCCACACAGGTTCAGCCGATACCTACTACGTTGTTGAATACGATGCGGTGACAGGTTTATTAGTTGAAGCAGTCAAAGAATTGAAAGCACGAGTCGAGGCTCTGGAGGCTAAGTAATGGCGTTACAAGCCTCTGGTCAAATCAAGCTATCTGAAATCCAGACTGAGTTTGGGGGGAGTAACCCTATTCAGCTTTCTGAATATTACGGCAAAGGTAATGCACCGGGGTCTGGTGAGATTCAGTTAGGCGCTGATTTTTACGGCACTTCTAATGCACTGTATGTTTCAGCAACTGGTGGATCAGTAGCGACTGTTGGCGATTATAAAGTCCACACATTTACATCATCTGGTTCCTTTTCTGTTTCATCTTTGGGGAATGCCGCTGGCGGGGGGAGTACAGTCGAATATCTTGTTATCGCAGGTGGTGGCTCCGGTGGTTCTTCATTCCAAGGTTGGGGCGGTGCAGGTGGTGCAGGTGGTTATCGTTCATCTGTATCTGGAGAGTCATCAGGTGGAGGGGCATCTGCTGAATCGGCATTAACTGTTACTACAACTTCTTACACTATAACCGTTGGTGGAGGTGGTGCAGGTGGTAATAACACAACAGGGAACAATGGCAGTAATTCTTCATTTTCAACCATAACTTCAACTGGCGGTGGTAAGGGATCAGATACTCAAGCCGGGCAATCTTCACCATCTCCATCAAGTGGTGGCTCTGGTGGCGGTGGCGGACAGTTTACTTCAGGAGCCTCTGGAACTGCTAATCAAGGTTTTGCAGGTGGTAATGGAACCGCAGGTGCAGGTGGTGGCGGAGGCGGCGCAGGTTCTGTTGGTCAAAATGCCCCGTCACAAGACAACGGTGGTGATGGTGGTAATGGCGTTGCATCTTCTATTACTGGATCTAGCGTAACTCGTGCAGGTGGCGGCGGTGGCCCCGGTCAAGCGGCAGGAGGTGGTGGCTCTGGTGGCACAGGCGGTGGCGGCGCAGGAGCAAGTCAGGCGGCAGGTGTTCCCGGAAATGGTTCTACCAATACTGGTTCCGGTGGAGGTGGCTCTGGCGAATCCTACAAGATTGGCGGCAATGGCGGTTCTGGCGTAGTTATCATTCGTTACAAGTTCCAGAATTAAGAGGAAGACATGGCACACTTTGCACAACTCGACGGAAACAATATAGTCACTCAGGTCTTGGTTGTAGATAACTCTGAGATTCTGGATGACAGTAATGTGGAGCAAGAGTCACTTGGTGTAACGTTCTTGCAGAACTTGCTTGGCTCTGACACAACGTGGAAACAAACAAGTTACAACGGCAACATCCGCAAGAATTACGCAGGTATTGGGTATACATATGACGCTGATAGAGATGCGTTTATACCCCCACAGCCGTTTGCATCTTGGTCGTTAAATGAAACTACTTGTTTATGGGACGCTCCAGTAGCGTATCCTACAGACGGTAATTATTATACTTGGAATGAAGCAACCCTATCTTGGGACTTAATAGAGGAAAACTAATGGAAGAACTCACAGCAGAACAAATCGCACAGCACTACTCAGCCGCTATGGACTCAGTGAACCTGTTGAACGCAGGACAGCCAGAGGACATGAGCGATGAAGACTGGGCAGACACTGTGTCACGCAACGTAGAACACTTAGAAATTATGGTCGCAAAAGACTTCTGGACGACAGAAGATTTGACACCGTTTAACGAGGCTATTACAGCAAACAGCTAAGGACGGAGTGTGAAAGAGATGGCAACAGAAAGCACTAAGACTCTTGTAGACGGTTTAAGTGTAGTCACTGTAGTAGGAACGATAGGTGAACTGTTGCCTCCGATGGCGGCGTTGTTTACATTAGTATGGACAGCAATAAGGATTTACGAAACTAAGACAGTACAGAGGTTATTGGGCAAGGATCGCCCCGATGATAGCTGAACTGGCCGCCGCTAATGCGGCCTTTGGCGTTATTAAAGAAACTATCGCCAATGGTAAAGAACTGTATGAAGCAGGACAGGCACTAGCAGACTACTTTGGCCTCAAGGCTGAGATACAAAAGAAAGCACATGAGCACGGATATAAGTCTGACCTTGAAGCGTTCATGGCTACAGAGCAACTTAAAGAATATGAGGATGCTCTGAAGCAAATGATGATCTGGCAGGGGCGAGCCGGGTTATGGACAGATTGGTTAGACTACCAGAGGAAGATGAAGGAAAGCCGTGAAGCCGCAGAAAAAGCTGAGAAAGCCAAAAAAGCTAAACGTAAGAAGCAGATTGTTGATATTTGTATTAGCATCGGTTTGGGCGTTAGCGTTCTCTCAGCCATTGGCTTGGTAATATATATCTTCTACTGGCTCAGTAAACAGTAGGTCACCTATGTGGATCATCTATGGAATTATT